CCGCATGGCATCCGTCCCGAAGATGGTACTCAGCGCCGCATTCTTCTGCTCTTCTGTCAACCCGGCCAGCGCCCCTTGCAGCAAGCTGGCGATGTACGCCATGCTTTTCAGGTTGCCCTGCGCGTCAAAGAATTGATTGCTGCCATCCGCCGTAATCAGCCCCAACTCTTTCATAGCCGCCGCCGCCCCGTCTGACTTAGGGATCAGCGTCTGTAGCATCGTCTTAAAGCTTGTGCCGGCATCACTCCCCGACCCGAAGAGCGGCGAAATCGCCGCAATCGTCGTATTGAAGTCGCCAAACTCTACACCCACGGCCGAGGCCACGCCACCAGCCTGCGCAATCGCCAATGCGTAGTCATCAATCGTGAATTTGCTGGCATTAGTCACGCCGGCGATCCCATCCACCGCGTCCATATAGCTGCCCGCCGAATCCTTAAATTGATTCATCACATCGGTCATAATGTCCGCCGACTGGGCAAAGTCGCCGCCCGTGGCGTTGGAGAGCAACACGGTGGCCTCTGCCGCCCCCTCCATAATCTCCGTCATCGCCACGCCATTGCGCGCCAATGAATCAATCGCCTCCGCCGCCTCCAGTGTCGTGACCGTCAGGTTGGGGTTCATCCCCAAGCCCAAGATCAATTCCTTCAGCGGCTCGACCTCTTCCCGGCTGCGCTGCATACTGGATGCAATGACACTCATGCCGCTTTCTAGGTCCATGGCCATCTGGGTGCCATCGACCGCCGTCGCCGTCAACGCCGCCCCCAGCGTCGCCAGCCCGGCCACCGCCGCCCCAGCCGCCACCCGGCCAAAATTGCCCAGCACCGATCCCACACTGTTGGCGCGCTGCTCCACACCCCCAATGCTCGCCTCGACACGGTTAATCCCGCGCACAGCATTGCCGGTGTCCGATTCAAACTTAATTAAGAGATTTGCGACCGTCTGCGCCATTGTTCCGCTTCAGCATGATTCTCGGCGCTTTGCGCCGCCAATGCAGCGTGCATCCACCAACTAGGCTGCTCCGCCAACTCCCACGGCGTGCAGTTCATATAGCGCGCCGCCTGTAGCAAAAAATACCAATCCGGTGGCTCCCCGACTAGCCCGCCGCTACCAAGCCACCGTTCAAGGGCGCGGCACTCGTCGCGTTTGGGCGCATGTCCCCGGTAATGCCCTGCACCACCAGCCCCAGGAAGGCGATGGGCAACTTCCGCAACGCCGCCTCGGTCGTCGGGTAGGGCTTCTCATCATCGCCCACCAGCTCCCAACTCACCAACACCTTGGCCAACAACTTGCACAATCCGCCCCCCGCCCGGCTCCCATCCACCTGATCCATCATCGCCGCTTCCGTCGCCGGCGTCAGTTCCGAAGGCCGATACGTCACCGTCAGCTGCTCCCCATCAATCGGAATCTCCACCGTCCGCGCATCCTTCACCAACTGCCCCACCTTCATCTTCGCCATCCACCAATCTCCTAATCACGAATCACGAATCACGAATCACGAATCACGAATTACAACGTCGTCAACGTATTATTCACCTGAATTTCCGTACTCTTTCCCCACGTCGTATCATGCACCTGATCAAAGGTCCACTCAATGGCGTACACCCCTTCCTGATCCTTAAACTCGCTGACCGCTGTCACGATCCCACAGATCGAATGCTGGAAGAGCCACGTATGGGGCGTGGCAATAATCGGCCCGGTTGCCCGTAGCTGGATAAAGCGCTTCGTCCCCGCCCGCATCTGCGTCAACAACCCCATCCCAACCGCGTCGGCCGCCATCAGCAGTTTGAACTGTGCCTTGGGTTCCAACTCCACATGGGCCGCCCAACTCGTCTGTGCCGAGTCAATCGGCCACACCGGCCCCACTTTGCTGGCCACTTCGTAATCGGCCTGGAAGACGCGCAAAAGCTTCGTTGTTCCCAGCGCCGCCGACGTTGCATCCATAAAAATCGCGACTTCGGTCGGCAGGACTGGCTGAAGGGCAATCTCCGTAGGCGTCGCCGTCAGCGTGACCCCATCAATCAACCGCTGCCCGATCAGCGATCCCTTGGTCGTGAACTCATCCCGACCAAGGGTATAGCCCCACGAATCGAAAATTCCGTAGCCCATCTCATGCGCTCGCACAGCCGATCCCACCTCCACAGTATAGGTGCGCGCCGAATCCGGGGCCGCCTGCGCCGGCGAAAAGGTCCATTTGTACGCAGTGGTTACGCCCTGCTGCACCGGCGCCGCATAGTTAAAAATCGAAGAGAGCGGATAGACGATGTCTGTATAGACCATCTGCCCCTGCATCCCCGCCGTCGTCCACTCCTTGCCCTGGGCGCCCACCGTCGCATACTTGCCGCCCAGCGGTCGATACATCTTCACCGCCGTCTGGATTGTCGGGCTGATCTGCGTCGCCAATAGCTTCCGATTGGCCGGCACAATCGTACCCGGCGTAACCTCCACCCCGATCTGAACAACCTGAGTAATCCCCGCTCGCTCTGACATCTCCTCCTACCTTTCCCCTATCTCTCGTCACTGCACAAAAATCCGATATAACCCCCCCAAATGCCGATACTGCGTCTCCCCGGCCACCTCCACATAGCGGATCGGCTGTTCCCGCGTACATGCCAGAATCACCCCATCCACCACGCTCCCCGTCTTGCCCTGAAGAACCGTATCCATTCGGTCCGCAATCGCCTTCAACGGCCCATAGCTCGGCCCCTGGCCAATCACCTTGATCTGGTAGATCGCATTGACCATAATCCGCGCCGTCCCCACCCCCATCACATCCGTACCATCCATCAACGTGAAGAGGAGATACGGAAACACCGCCCCCTGGGGCGCCACATCGCCATAACAGCGCGTCCCCACCGCCGCCGCCAACGTCGCATCCCCCGTCAACGTCGCATAGAGCCACTGGTCAACCCGAAGAACTTCGATCACCGCACCGCCTCCGTCACCACCTTAGAAAGGCGCCGCTTCAACTTCGCCACCGCCCGCTCCCCCGCCGGCGTCATAAACGGACGGGCCGGCAGCCGCACCGTCCCAAACTCATGGAAGTGGCCGTAAAACATCAACGACACCACCGACCAACCGCCCCGGATTCGGCGCACCTTAATCCCCTTCACCAGGTCGCCCGTATCCTTCGGCGCCAACCGCCGCGCCTCATCCCGCGCCTCGGTCGCCACTTCCTTCATCGTCGCCGGCGCCGTCACCCGCAACGCATTCCGCACCGCCGGCAACTGATTTTTTGTAATCTGAAAACTACCCGCCATCATCCATCCCATCTAGCTATTGGTCACTTGGTGGGGAAGACGGAATCGAACCGCCACCAACGCCGCGCCGTGCTTGCCGGCGAGAAGCGCCGCTGCACCCCTCAACACAACGGCAGCGTCAGTGCCGCCAGGCATCCCCAAGACTGACTACGCGCCCAACCGCCTAAACCACCTCACGACACATCACAACCTGTTCCCGTTGCCGCCCCTCCGGGTCCCCAATCGTGATAATCTCCAACCGCCGGTTCTGCCACACCAACCGATGCCGATTCGTCAACGCCACCCCACCGGCCCCGGCCCGCAAATTCACCTTATGGCTAATGGTCGCCTGCACCTGATCCGCCGCCGAACTAAATTGCTCCTGGCCCAACTGGGTGCGCACGCGCCCCCACACCGTCGCCACCGTCGCCCAAGTCGGCGTCTGCCCACCCATGCCATCGGCCACAACCGTCATCGCCTCAATCGCAATCCGCTCGCGCAACTGCCCAGCCTGCATTGCCAATCTCCTTAGCGCCTGCCACAATGCCCTCCCTTATCAGGGGAGGGCTAGGGAGGGGTCAGCGCACCTCATACAAATACAACAGCGAATCCACCGCCATCTGCACCGCCCCGCTCGACACCGTCACCCCCGCCGATACGACCACCGCCTCCCGGTTCTCATACCAATGGCCAATCAACAACAGCATCGCCTGCTTCAACGGGGTTGGCACCGCCGCCGCCAACCCATAACCCGTGGTATAGGTAATCGCAATCGGCCACTGCGGCCACAACTCAACGGTAGGCCAATCCTGATTGGCTGCCAAGCAGAAGAAGCAATTATCCGGCGTCAATGTGTAAACCGTTGATGCCAATGTCAACGTATTGCCCCCATCGGTCTTATAAGTCACACTGCTAATCGCCCCCACCGGCGGATACGTCAACGCCAGGCACTCCCCTGGCCACCCATCCAGGTGCTGCCGCCACGTCTGCGTACAGAGCGAAATCCAACAGCGCTGCTCCACATACACCCGCGCCGTTGTAATCAGCGCCGTGATATACGTGTCATCATCCGCATGTTCCACCCGGCAATGGGCCTTCGCCTCCGCCAACGTAACCGGCTCCACCGTGGGACCCGTCACCAAAACCGGCAGCATAAGCACCTCACTTGGTCGCCACAATCCAACAGGCTTTCTCCCCGCTTACCGCGGCGTCAAACCAATACTGATTCAGGTTCCCCGGCAACTCGATGGACGTACCCGGATTCAACGGAAACCCCGTGGTACTCGTCACCCCATTGCCCACAGGATCACCATCCCCAACCCAAATTACACCCGTATTGGCCGGATGCGCCGCCACGCGGACAGCCAAAAGAACCGGCGTCGCTGTCCCCCGCACCGCCGTGCCGGCCGTGGTCACAGTGATTTGTCCACTAAGTACCATAATTTACCCCTTACCGCTTGCGCTTCGGCGCCGTCGCCGTCTCGCCATCCGGCGCCGCTGTGGCCTCTTCCTCCACCACAGCCGCAGGCGGAAGCACCGCCTTGCCCATGCGCAACAGCAAAGCCGCCTCCGCCGCACTCACGGCCACCAACTCCCCAGCCTCTCGCGCCACACCCCCCGCCACCGTCCCCCGGACGATCACAACCATCACATCCATCCTATTCCTCCTATCCCTCCCAGCTTTGCGCCAATCCGGTGAAGGGGCAACCGTCACCCGGTCACCCCTTCACCCAGATCACTAGGTCGTCAACGCATCCAACATCGCACTGAAAGAAGCCGGTTGCCGCACCGCAATATCAACATCTTGCAGCACCACCACCCGCACCGTGCCAGTTGTCGAGACCGTGTAGGGATCAACCAGCAGATCCAGACCGCCCCACATACCCATCAGCAGATCCCGCCAGTTGCCAAAGAAGATCGCCGAACAAACGCCCGTCGATGTCCCCTTGGTCAGCGCCGAACTTACCTGATTGCTCACCAGCGCCCGATAGCCATTGAGCGGCGTCGGCCCATCCTGCCACGTCCAGATACCAGTACTGCTGGCAACTTCGGTCAGCTTCAACTTCCCGCGCACCCGCGTGTTGGTGACGTAGGCCAGATTGCCCACGTCGGCATTGTCTTGCGCCACCTCGGTCTCCAGACCGACCAAATGCGTGCGCGTCGGCGCCAGCCCGTTGGTGCCGCCCGCCACACTGCCAATGCCCGCCGTGGCCGCAATGCCCGTTGGCTGGTTGCTGCTCCCCAACCCATGCAGCCCCGCCCGATCAATCTCCAACCCCGCGATGGTCGCCAAATCCGTGCGAACAAAGGCTTCCACATCCAGGCTCGACTGCTTAAGCAGCCTGCGGCTCATATCGGTAAAGGCGCCCAAGGTCTTTGGATTCATCGTCACCTGGTCGAACGCCTGTAGGCTCTCGGTCGGCGCACCACTTTCCGCCACCCAATAGGCCGTTGCCCCGCCCGTCTGCCGCGGAATCGCAACATCACCCACCAGC